TTCGTCTTACTAGGAGACCATTTAACTTTATTCGCCCAATAAGCCGCAGACATCTTTCCTTTCGAGATATTCTTGGCGTGACGAGACTTAAATGCCTTCCTCTGACCGGCTGTTTGATTGGTCTTTACTCCCTGCTGCCCAAAACGAATTGTTTTGACCCTATCTCCCTCTTTTGCCACTACGATATGCGACTTTTTAGGGTGGGAGGGGGTGCGTTTAGGCTTGTTGAAGCCTGATACGCCCGCTCTCGCAAGTCTAGGGTCTTTTTCTTTGGCCATTACAAAACATCTCCCCGCAATCGCTGAATAGTGGCCGATGGTAGAGCGTTGAACTCATCCTCAGACATAGTTGTCACGTCTATGGCCTTTTCGCCCCTAGATGCAGAGCTTTCACCGGGCAGTTCTGGCGGTTGTGCCTCTGCAGCTTTAAGTTTTTTGCTTACTTCAGCTCGCTTTTTAGCCACTTCGTCCGATTGCCTCGCTTTCGGTGCAGTCGGCGCGTCTAAAGTACTAGTTGCAGGCTCCGGAGCTGCAAGATCATGTGTTTTGATAACAAAATTTGACGCTTTCATCAACGAATCTACCGCATCAAAGCCTTGCATGATAAACGCGTCACGTAGCCCTATAACTTCTTGGGTAAACTCTTCGTTGTATTCAGCAGAATTTTGGTCAAAAACCGGAAAATTAGCCTCCAGCTCGTTTGCAGCAGTCTGTAACGCAGTAGCTTGTGCGTTATGTTGCACAGTTTGCTGCATTTTTTCGTTCATCTCGAACTCAAGCTGTGCTTTTTCGGCTATTCGGATCTCTTGGCGGAGCTTAACAGCGTCTGCTTCCTTGCCATCGAGCACTAAATTCATGTATTCGCGCTCTTTTTCGTCGAAATTGTAGGGATCTGGCGCGTTCTCGCTGGGTTCTGTCGCCTTCTTCATATCCTCGACTTGCTTTTGCAAGGCTTTTTGCTTCTGCAATACCTCGTCAAGTCGTGATTTAGGAACCATGTGTTCTTTTTTCTCAGGTTCAGATGCCACTTCAGGCTCTGGCTCCGGTTCAGGTTCGGGCTCAGCTTCTGCAACTGGCTCTTCCGCCTCTGGTTCCTCTTCTTCAGCAGTTTCTTCAGCAGTTTCTTCAGTAGTTTCTTCAGCTACAACAGGCTCTTCCTCTGCCTCTGCCGCTTCTGGCTGCTCCGCTTCTTCTGTTTCCTCTTCTTCAGGCTCCTCTTCTCCTAGCCCAAAGTTCATGTCAACAGATTCGACCTCCTCAGTATCGTATTCAGCACCGGGCATGACATCGAATACTTGATCAAACTGATCTTCTACGCTGTCCTTCTTAGCCATAAGCTAATCTCCTATTAGGGTTCACGAAAGTTAGGTATATCTGTCTGCTTTGGTCGCTTTGCAGCAGTCTGCATAGCCGTTGCAGCAATTCTGGTTGCAGCATTCGTTTCTGCTTGTCCCATGCGAGTCTCATTAGTCACAGCAGCAAGATCGCGGCGCAACTGCAACTCCTCACGCTTAGTATCAATCTGCGTTTGCAGTTCAGTCAAGCGCATTTGCGGCTGAACATCAGTCATATCCTGCACCTTAGCGATATTAACCGCCGCATCAGACTGTGTCTTTCTCACATCCGCTTCAAGCTGAGCAATTTCAAGCTGCAACTTCTGAATAGCCATCTGCTGCTGCATAGCCATAACTTCTGCCTGCTCTGGGGTTGGTGGTTCCTGACCAGTCAACATGCGAATGCGTTTTGCCAGCTCCTCTTTCTTTGAAAGATGCGAGTACTCAATGATGGCATCGTCAGGAATAGCGACCCCAACCTGACGCAGGTTAAGGGCTTCAGCAAACTGTACCTCGTCGAACGAGTCACGAGCAGGTGCAGATGCAATAACTACATCATACTCACCAAGCGTAAGGTCGTTAATGATGCGACCTTCGGGGGTCATTTCATTAAGGACCATTGGCTCGCGTGGCTTGAGCGGATCTTCTTCGTTAGTGACCATGATCACTCGCCGTTCGGTGTAGAACGTTTGCAACAACTTAAGTATATGCTCAGCAAGATACTGTCGTGTCTTACGTAAATTATCCAACGGCACTTGGATCATGATCGCGCCACGATTCTGCTTGGCCTGAATCGCAACACCGGATACTTCGGCGCTGTCAGTGCCCAACATAGAATCATTAATGCCGCTGATAGATTTTATATTTAGCGCCGCTTTCTGGCTTATTCTGTCCAAACCAGTAGGAATCTGATTCGGTTGAATCTTCACGGGCGGGGAGGAACCACGGTTGTACTCAAGCACAAGCCCAGTCTCGGCTCCGTGTTCTTCTAAGTCGTCTGCTGACATGCCAACCAGCGAACCACTCTCTACCATCCAGCCGCTGTTGGCCGTGGTATTTACAATGTGCAGTTCTTGACTAGCTATCTTGTTTAACTGTTCTTGCGGCGACAGCAGATTACGCACCATGCCAAATGGTCTACCGCGCCTGAAATATGCAAAAAATGGAACCACAGTAAAACAGTCGTAAGGTGACCAGTCGTCATGTAACACAACTCGATCACAAGTGACTGTCCATCTTACTTTCCGTTTTACTTTTCTTATTACATTTAAGCTGTACTTCTTGGCAAATTTTTTCGCTTTAGCTTCCGACCATGGTTCGGGAACGTCGCGCTGATCACCAGTTTCTGGATCTACAAAACACATAACACGAGTCATACGTTTGTGCTGTCTTTCTATAACACGCAGCGCTCTAACGTTACGATACTCGTCGTCTCCCGGTATACCTGCCCCCAGATAATCGTCTGTTGAGTCGAGATCTCCAAAACGGTTTTCCTCATACTCAATCGAATCTCGTCCATACCCATTGCCGTTCTCAGCAATAAAGCGGAGCTCTTCGGCTTTCTTCTTGCCGTACAGCTCTTCTATTTCATCAAGTGTCATCCACTTGGTTTCAAAGACCTCGTTCCAAGTCTCTGGGTCAGAGTCTTTAGCATCAGGGTCAATAAGAATATCTAACGGATCTTTTGCGGTAATTCGTACTTCACCTTCAACATGATCGCTGAAGTCCATTCTTACATCAAAGTAGCCGCGTCCATCTAGGATCAAACCGTCACTAAAGACCTGCTGCTCTACCCAGTCGAGCTTGTTGTTGTCAGCAATCTGCATGTACAACTTGGTCAACGTATGCGCGACTTCTTCGTCACCACCACGGCGAGGTTTAAAACGCACATCCGCACGACGCGTAGACTGCTCACCTAATACAGTGTTTACCGTTGGCAGAACTGTATTGATAGTAAGAGCAGGTCTTCCCTCGGCATCCAGAGCTGCTACATCAGTTTCGTCCCACTGGTCACCGCGATAAAAAGCATCACACTTTTTGGCCATATCTACATATTCAAGATGGCCATTGTCACGAGCGCGTGTGTATCTGTCCCACTGCTTTGACGCAACCTCTTGCTGTTCAGCTGAAGTTAGTTTCGATCCTGTCTTATAAGAAGCCATGGTCAGTTACTCATCTGTTTTGGCATAACCCCTAATTGGGGTGGCTCACGGTTAAATTCCTGTCTAACTGCTTCTAACTTCCTGCGAAGCTCTGGTCCCATTCGCATTGTGTCTCTGTTCCAATTTTTCATAGTTGGGAAATCAGGGTCTTGGGCTAATATGTAACCGCCAACCACTTGGTCAAATCGTGAAACGTTATGCCATTTATCAAAAGGGCGTTTTTCACGTTTTTCTTCTGGTACATAATCGCCGTTTTCGTCCGGTTTTTTTCCTGTTACCACATCGTAAGAGTGTCTTGCAGCCGCCATATAAACCGGATCATTTAAAGCTGAATCCATCAGACTTTTATGAAGCTCTGGCTCTTTGAGTCTTAGTAAATGCAGCGATTCCGCTTTCATCATTTTCTTCTTAGCGGGACCTTTGTAAAGGCCATCATTAACGTAAATGATTGGCTTGCCAGTAGGCGAATCATCTCCGTACTTAGTCTCAGAATGTCCTTCCGAGTAAGGGCGTATTTCTACGTCTTTTAATAACCTTTCAAATAGCCCTAACTCTGACACTTTACGCACTCATTGCGGATCGTGACCTAGTCTCCGATCCTTTTAGCATGTGATTAAGCCTGTCTCTCCAAGATGGCTCTCTTATTACTGGTGCTGTAAAGACATTGAACTCCGTCATCATAAGACCGATCCATGCCAAAGCATCGACCTGATCGTCATGAACCCCGTTCGGAAAACGTAGTAACTCTGCGATCAATGGCCCTGTGAATACTTCGTTCTTAGGGAAATGCACCATTCCCTGTTGCATCCTACCCTGAATAGCTCTAGCGCGGGCTTCTTTATCTCGCCGCCCAGTTTTCAGATCTTTGAAATACGCTTCGTATAGACCACGCTCTCTTACCCGTTTTTCTAGGAACGGTCCAAGTGCCATCTCTATGTGGCCTTTCTCGATACCGACGATAGACGGACGCCATGTTTCATACATATCGAGTATCTGTTCGACCAGCTCAAAACCATCAAAACGACCGCGCACTACATCAACTACAAATATATGTTCCATCTCGTCGATGCCAACGACCATGCCGACCGAATAATCGTTCCGATCCTTCTTACCAATCGCCAAGTCCCACGCGCAGTAGAACTTCATACGATCCAGATCAATATCTTCTGGATCAAAGTACTGAATCATGTCGCGTGAAAAATAGTCACCATCGTCAGCAACTGGGTTCTGCTGATACAACGCAGACCAATCGCGCGGGCCTACCGCACGTTGTATCCGTTGCAACGCTTCGACATCATACCTTTCTGGATGCAGTGCTTCGCCGTGACCCCGAAACTCTTCCTCCTCTTCCGCAATAGCAGGGTATTTAACAACGGTCCACTCGTCACCACCTTCCTGTGCAGCGTTTAGTAGCTTCCCCGCCAGATCGTCATCATGCCAACGCGTCAAAATAACAAGCACGCCACCCCCGGGGGCTAGTCGTGTGTATGCTGTCGACGTGTACCAATCCCAGTTTGCTTCACGGTTGTTTGCACTTTCGGCGTCTTCCCGGTTTTTGACCGGATCATCGATAACCAGAACATGCGCACCTTTACCTGTGATACCGCCGCCTACACCTGCTGCTACGTAGCCACCACCATTTGTGGTTAGCCACGCTTCAGCACTTTGCGAATCCGGATCAAGGCGCGTTTTAAACGCCGTCTTATATGAAGGGTCGCGTAGTAGCGAACGGACTTTACGACTAAAGCCCATCGCAAGCGAGCCTGAGTACGAACAAGATATAAACTCGTGATTCGGGTGGCGACCCAGATGCCAAGCCGGGAACGCAATCGACGCAAGCGTACTCTTACCGTGTCGAGGCGGCATAAAGAGCATAAGTCTTGGGCTTTTCTTTTCATCCACGTCACGACTGAATTGCTCCAACCTACGACAGATGTCTTTATGGACCCAACCAGCGTTGTAATCGGGGTTAAAACGTTCGACAAACGGTAGCAGCCTTTTTCTGGTGAGTATACGTAACGCCAGTTCAGCCCTAGCTTTTTGTTCAAGGGTCGTCTCCTCTTCGAGTGGTGTTGCGCTTTCTTTCTCTTTTGGAATCGGTAATGCGTCTTGCCGTTTAGCTGTGCAATAGACACATTCATGGCTCATGGTCGATGCGTACAGTGTTTCTGGCTGTAACGTTTTACATACTCGGCACTCTCGCTTTTCAACCTCCAACGACGGGCTCCAAGTAGTTATCGTCCTTGCCGACCAGCTTTACTAGTTCTTCATCAGACAAGCGCTCCAGCTGTTTCGCAGATGCGTTTACCTGAACATTTACTTGTGTAGTGTTATCTGGCTGTACCAGACCATGTAGCTTGACCAAGCTATCTGTGGTGTTTTTCATTTCGGTAGCGTTTGCGGAAGAAGTGTATGCCTCCATATACATGGAGTGGGCATTGGCAACCGTGAACTCGACTTTCTCTCGATACTGCTCTCGAAAGTAGTTAAGCGCTTTTTGGCACTTTTCGGAGTTAATAGCGACATTAGCTGATTGCGCACATGCGTATCCTGCTGCACGACCTGCTGCTGCAACAGACATCCCTGAAGCAACGAGCATGACCAGCTTTTCTTGCTGAACAGTAAGAGAACTGATGCTTAAGCCCATATATGGTGCATGAGCTTGGAACTCAGTATGAGAAAGTGCGTCGTCGTCTAACATGGCTCGTATGTTACTCGACACTTCTAATTAGTCGCAAGTGGCATCATATAACGTTTCTAAGCAAGTGCGACATACTCCCGGGTAAAAATTTGCTGCAAAAAAATTTCAAAATTTTTGTCTATATCGCTCACGCATTGTCTCCCTGCCCCCACACACCACACCCCATCCCCCCGATCCGGGTTCTTGAACCTTGTTTTGTGTCCCTTACGTCGAACCTTGTCAGGCAGTAACCCCCGATGCGTCCTTCGTCCTTTCGCTTATTGCACTTGGGTGTAACTTACTCATCCATCTCAAGGAGATACGCCATGCCACGCCAGATATCGATCAAGCGACTACGCCGAGGTAACAAAGACAAGAACGCACTGTACGCACTCAGTGAGTCCGGCAAAGTCTACCGCTACCACCGTCCCGTCACAGACAAGTACATCGAGGACACGATGATCCCCGTCCTCACAGAACGCCGCTCCATCACCCTCAAGCACTGGACTAAAGTCAAGGAGATCTGAGAATGATCAAGCACCTTACCATCGACACCTACCGCTACATCCACCAGTCATGGACCACGGGCCGCGAGTTCGACTTCCCTACCACTTTCATAGTCAAGGAGATCCTTCTTGGCTTCTTCACCCACGTCAACGTAATCACGGAGATCTAATGCGACAGCCCGAACCCCCAGAAGTCAAGTGGATAGCCCTCGACACCGAGTGGGAATACCTCGCACCTACACCTGCCACCGATGGCAACACTTACCCACCCATAGACCTCGAGTACTACTGCGATGTATGTGGTACTCACTACCCCGCCGACGACCCTTGTCCTTGGCACTAACCAACCTCTACGGAGATCTAACTATGCAGTTTCAATCAGCTTTTTTCGACCGCGCTAATCCCGTCCCTAAGTACGACTGGACTGGCAACACTCACCTTAAAATCGCCTTCGGGGTATTGACACTCATCCCGCTGGTCATGTTCATCGCTGGTTTCATGGTACTTACTGGCATCACTGGCTTCATCGGCTTCCTGTTCGGCCTAGTTACCTACTTCGCCTGTTCAATCGGAATCTGGTACGTAATTCGAGAGTTGTTCTTAGAGCACCTCACCACATACCTACACTGGGCTATCAAATGCATCCAGAAAGACGCAGTAACTGACTACAAACGTGAACTGGCACAACAAGGAGATCTACAATGAAGTGGAACAAATTCGACAACATCATGGAAAAAGCCAAGCCTCTCGCTACATCAGCTATCGAGAAATCCAAGCCTTACGCATCTCAGGCATGGTCATACGCCAAGGAGAACCCCGGCGACGTATTGCTCGGCCTACTCACCTTCTCAGCAATGGACATCGCTGACTCACTCGACGACATCGAAGAAATGGACGGCTTCCTTCTCATCGACAAAGAATCATGATCAACCATCAAGGGGGCTTCGGCTCCCTTTTTTTATCCCAAACCGGAGTCACGCGCTCCGGCGGGCTAGCGCCGGGGCTTTGCGTGCCCGTCATGCCCCATGATCCATGTCACATGGAGTTTTTTTGTGCCCGTTCGACGCATGTACCAGCAGTTTCCTGCACGTTACCGACCGTGTACCGGACGTTAGTGACATTTACCAACATGTCTCGTAACTGGTACACAAAGCGGTACACACTTAACCGTTTGTTTTGTTTCTGTTTTTAAACCATGCACCATGCATGTGTACCATGTGTACCACAAAAAGATCCTGCTTTTCTTATAAAGCAGCTGTCTCTTTTTTACACCTCTAGAATTTATTTACTTCAATTTACTGGTACACATGGTACACACCAGCTGAATCCCTTTACCTAAGCCATTTTGTTTCTTTTTTGACTGGTACACATGCTGGTACACATGCTGGTACACACCCCTAGTACTGGTACACATTCCCACGACTGATCGTTCCGCTCAGTCGCTTATTGCTGTTTTGTGAGGAATTAGCCTCATCAATTAGGAGATTTACACCATGCAGTACGCACTTCCCATAGATGGATTCGCTTCTGAGTACAACGAAGACATCACGCGCTATTTTGCGATTTACCTCCACTATCCCGGCGTCGACGACCCGTTTCAGGGATTCATCATCCGAGAGCTCGAATCAGACTTCGAGTGCCACGAAGCACACGGTGCCTCTTACGAACCTGACTGGAGAATCTAACCATGGACAACGCTGACTTTGACTTTAAAGCAGGCTACCAGACCCACACTCGCAAGCTCCGTAAGTGGTACGTCGACGGAGACTTAGACATAAACCTAAACCAGATCTACGTGGTCATGCACTACATCGGTGATCCCGACACGGATTACATCTACTACGAGGACGATGAATCTTTCTGGCCGAAAAAGTTCACCACCCGACAAGAAGCTGAGGACTTCGCAAAGCATCTCAACACCAAGCCTGAGCCAGAGACACACACTTACCTAGAATGGAGAGACTAACCATGTCCGAAGCTCACAGCATCGTCACACCACATCGCATCATCATCGCCGGTTCTCGCGACTTTTTCGACTACGATCTGCTCAAACGATCATGCGACATAGTCCTTGAACGGGCTAAGAAGCCAATCGAAATCGTCTCTGGTAATGCCAGAGGCGCAGATCGTTTGGGCGAGAAGTACGCCAGAGACCACGGCCACATCCTCACACTGTTCCCAGCTGAGTGGGATAAATACGGCAAGAGCGCCGGATTCAGGCGCAACATCAAAATGGCTGGGTACGCAGATGTCCTCATTGCGTTCTCCCATAACAATTCACGAGGCACTGCTCACATGATTCAGCAGGCCGTGAAGTACAACCTAATCACCCGTGTAATCAACATTTAAGGAGACATGAACCATGACCGATGTATTCAGCAACACACAAA